ATTGATAACGAACCTTCTCCGGTTTTGTGGTTGATGCCATCAGAAAACTTAGCCCGATCCTTTTCTAAAACTCGTTGGTATCCATTGCTGGAAGATTCACCTGCTTTAAAGGCACGGTTTCCAGTGAACATGGACCAGATGACAAATCTGGAACAACAGTTTGATCGCTGCACACTTACCTTTATTGGATCAAACTCCCCTGCAAACCTTGCGTCTCGTCCAGTCCGCATTTTGGTGGCTGACGAGGTGGATAAATTTGCGGAAGCAACGGCCAAGGAAGCCGACGCTTTGGATCTTGCTGAACAACGGTTAAAGGCGTTTTCAAGTTCCAAGGCATTTTTTACATCAACTCCAACGATGACCGAAGGAAGAATCTGGCAACGTTTTATTCGCGGAGACCAACGCCGGTATTACATCCCTTGTTTTCACTGCAAAGAACTTATCCGCTTAGAATGGAAACAAGTAAAATGGGACAACGCAAAAACCGAAGATGGTAAATACGATTGGCATGCCATTCGGTCGTCTGCCTACTACGAATGCCAGCTTTGCCAAGGGAGGATTTCTGACAGCTACAAAGTAGCCGCATTGCGTCACGGAAAATGGATCGCTGAAAACCCAAACAGCCTTCCGTCAATTCGTTCCTATCACCTTTCAAGTCTTTACAGCCCTGACAAAAAATGTACTTGGGGTTATCTTGCTGTCGCGTTCCTTGAAGCTAAAAACTCGATGATGGGACTTCAAGGTTTTGTAAATGGTATGTTAGCGGAGCCTTGGGAAAACCAAGAAGGCACAGCGGATCGAGTAGAAATTATTTCTGACGCTGAAATGCCGGAAGCTCGTAGATACTTGACCGCAGACGTTCAAGCCGCCGCTCCTTATTTTTGGTGGGTATGCCGAGAATGGGATGGAGGGAATTCGCGTTTGGTAGCAGCAGGACACGCCGACGACTTTGCCGCACTGCGAAGAGTTCAAGTTGAACTTAAAGTTCACGACATGGATGTCGGAATTGACTCAGGGTTTAATACACAGGCAGTTTACGATGCTTGCAGCGGTTACTCTTCAACAAGCGGAAACCCAGTTAGCTATCCGTGCGGATTACGATACCCACCTGAGGGTGGACTTAGAAAACCAATGCTTGTTGGATGGATGCCCATGAAGGGGCGGGAAAGCGGCGCACGTTTTACGACGAAGTCTGGGTCCATTCATCCATTCGGAATTTCAACGTCTACCTCCATGCGAACGGATGTAGTTCAACCTTTGTTGGTTTTTGATACTGAACATTTGCGAGAAATGTTGTCTAAGCTTCGCAGGTCAAACGAACAGTTTTCTTGGAGCGTTTGTTCCCTTCCAAATCAAATGCAGGTTGAAGGCGCGTTTTCCGTTGGTTCGGATGTTTACTGGAAACACTTGGACTCTCACATTTTAAAGCCCACAGCCAATAGAAGTGGGCGAATTCGTTACCAGTGGTTCAAACGAAATCACCGATGGCCTGACCATTTGCACGACTGCGAACTGATGCAGTTGGCTATGGCAATGTTATGGAACGACCTAAAGCCAAATTCAAATGAAGTTGAAAGTGCTGCTTGACGTTTGCAAAAATTCAGTGAACATCCGTTGCGGTGGTCACCTACACGGTCTCAACTAAGCGGTCGTATCTACGCACTACGTATGCCGGAAAGGCTTCGTTGACCCTGCTTGCCGCGCTGCTCGTAAAACTTACCGCTGCCGCAAGTTCAATTGAAACCGGAAACGTTGTAAGTCAAACATCAAGTGCAGACGTTTCAGTCACGTTTTCTAAGCCGGGTGAAGGTGCGCCGTCTTCGGTGGAAATGCTGGAAATGTGGGAGTCTCTGCTTTCGGATTACGATTACGCCGTAACGCTTTTGGCTGGTGATGGGATTGCTAGTCCCACCGATCTCCAAATTTACAATAAAATGTTAACCGCCGTTCTGGTTTCAACCACTCGGTATTATGGGGATTTCACGCAATTCCGTCGTGAAGCCACAACCCGAATGAGCTAATGGGATTCCTTCAAAACATAGCGGACAAGCTGTTTCCTGCTCCCGTAAACAAATACGAAGGAGCGGGAAACTCGTTGCGTCGTTCGTATCTCGATACGTCTTACACCTCCGCGCGGTTTGATGTTACTAGTTCGACTCGTCAAGCCATCGTTCGCAAGTCTCGCTTTTTCGAGCAAAACAACGCTGTACTGAATAGGCTTGGCGACTTGTTTGAATCATACACTGTTGGCTCAAGCTTCTCGGTTCAACCAGCCTCCAGTGATTCCGCTTGGAATCTTAAGGCCAAAAAGTGGTTTGATGTCTGGAGCCGTTATCCCGATATTGGTTCTCGTCAGTCGTTCTCCACTTTGATGGGGCAAGCCGCTCGCGGTTGGTTCTATGATGGCGAGTCGTTCTTGTTGTTGACCAAAGGTGATACCGGCAGACCTCGATTGCAGTTAATCGAAGCGCAATCAATTGCTACTCCCACAGGGATGCCAGCAGATGAGACCGTTTTTGACGGTATCCGGTTTGATCCTCGTACCGGACGAGCGATATCCTACTTTATTGGATCGGAAAAAACTCAGGGTAACCTGACTGATGTTCGCTCCATTCCTTCTGACTCCGTAGTCCATATCTACGAGCCGAATCGTCCCGGTCAACTCCGAGGTCTGCCGTTTGTTTCCGCTGTCATCAACGATCTGCACGATCTAGATGATCTGCAAAAGCTGGAGATGGAGGCTTGCAAGCTTGGAGCTTCTGTCGCTCAGATTGTTAAGACCGTCTCCGGCGAAGTCCAAGCAAGCAACCTCCGCGCTGGTACTGCTGGAGCGAGTGTAAACACCGCCGAGAATTACTACGAACAGGTCTTTGGATCTGGCGTGAAGGTAATGAAAAACGGTGACAGTTTTGAGCAGTTCGCGACCGAGCGTCCCGGTGTAAATATGCGCGAGTACTGGCGACAACTGACTGAGAAAGTCTGTGCTGGCGTTGGCATCCCTTACGTTCTTGTTTACCCAGAGTCGATGCAGGGAACTGTCTATCGCGGTGCGCTAGATATGTCGTCTGTATGGTTCCGCTCTCGCCATCAAGTCATGGCATCAGCGGCTCGTCGCATTTACGAATATGCGATGGAATACGCGATCAAGAACGATCCTACGCTAAACGACGCTCCTAGCGACTGGTACGAAGTCTCAATTACCGCTCCGCGCTCCCCGAATGTTGACGTTGGCCGTAATTCTGCGGCTCAATTGGCAGAACTGGAAGCGGGAGTTGTTACCTTTGACGAGGTCTATGGTGCGCGTGGTCTTGATTGGCGTTCTGCTTTAGAGTCAAAAGCTCAACAAGCTTTGTTTGTACGTCAACTCGCTGCAAAATACGGCGTTGATGTATCTGAGATTTCGGTGATTCAGAAAGAACGTCCCGCAACTAGTGTTGCACCGGCTATTGACATGGAAGATGATTCTTCTGAATCTCCGTCCCCAGTCGCTCCGTCAGAAGGTGGGTCGCAACCTGTTGTTGTAGAGCAGGAAGAGATTACCGCTACCGTCAAAAAGACTCGGAAACCAAAAGCCAAGAAAACCGAATGAGTTTTACCAAGAAGTCAGATTGGCTTTACTTCGCTCCGGCAAACGCTGCCGGTGATCCTGCTACTGTTCAGATCTTCGATCAGATTGGCGAAGACTGGTACGGCGGTTCCGGTCTATCTGCAAAACAGTTTTCCGATGTTCTCAACGAGATTGGCAACGGTCCGCTGCTTGTAGAGATCAACTCTCCCGGCGGTAATGTCTGGGATGGTCTCAGCATTTACAACCAGTTGCGCGGTCGCAAAGCTCCGGTAACCACTCGCGTCGTTGGTATTGCCGCTTCCATTGCGTCAATTATCGCTCTTGCCGGTGACCGAGTAGAGATGGCTGATGCCGCTCTAATGATGATCCACGACCCATCAGGGATGGCTTCTGGCACTTCCGAGGATATGCGGAAAATGGCTGAGGCTTTGGATCAACACGCTCAAGTGTTGGTTGGAGTGTATGCTAAAAAGACAGGACGCTCTCCCGAGTCTATCCGCGCTGCGATGCGAGCAGAGACTTGGTTTACCACCGCTGAGGCTCTCGCTTTTGGTCTTGTAGACAAACCCATCAAGCAGTTGGCAATGGCCGCTAAATGGCATCCTCGGGCAGTGACTAAGACCGCTCCTGAGACCGTCAAAAACAACCTCCGTCGAGGGTTAGAGCAATACGATGAAGGTCTTGCTGGCGACGGTCTGGAACCAGCAACTGTCACCGATGCTAAATCGCTTGTTGCAGGAGAGGCTCCTACCGAAAACAAGATCCGCAAAGCTAACGCTTGGTGGGGACGCAACGACCGATTCTTGGAAGCAGAACCTAATACTCCTGCGGATGTAGCGGCAAACCTCTGGGGAGGTGCTGCTGGCCGCGATTGGTTCTCCGCACTCTTTGCTCAACTAGAAGAGCCGTCTGATACCAATACAGACAAAACACTTTCGACTGATGGCGAAAAAACCATCAACGATTCTGGCGTGGACTCCACGCCGCAACCAACACAACAACCCGACACAAATATGTCCGATTCCACTACTGTGACGGCTGCGGCTGCTCCTGCCGCTTCCGTTGATCTCGCTACTATCATGGCAAAGCTTTCCGCTTTGGAAGCTTCTATTAAGTCGCCCACCGCCGCTCCTGCTCCCGATCCGGTTCGTCCCGTGATCGAGAACCTCGGCAACCCGCTGCTGGAGAAGCATAAGAGCCTCCGCGCTGGTGCTGAGCGTCGTCGTTTCTTGGTCGAGAACCACAGCGAGCTTCTCCGTCAGCAGAGCATCTTCGCTCCGCAGAACGCGAACTCCTTTACCTCGACGCTTGTCGTGGATTACCTCGCTGACGCGATCATCACCGTTGCCGCTACCAAGTTGGCGATGGTTGACGCTTTCAGCCGCAACGTGGGTCTGGACAACCTCCGTCCGAAAGCCACCGTTCGCGTAAAGAAGTTCACGACCGGCACCGCCGCTCAGGTCAATCCGACCAACTGGGAGGCCAACAACGATTCGACGCTTGCTGCCACTTCGGTGACCGTTGACCAGATCAGCAAGAACTTTACCGTCACTCAAGAAGAACTGAATCAGGGTTACGCTCTGGCTGATCTTGCTGCTGGTTCTGCTGATCTGTTCGCTTATGGTATTAGCGACAAGATTACCGCCGTGATGACTGTCACTAACTACGGTACCGCCGTTACGATTGGAACCGCTGCCAACTTCGACACCAGCGACCTCCCCGCGATTCTCGCTGCTGCCAAGAACTATCGTTCCAAGAACCTCGTTCTGGACGGTGGACACATCGCTCGCTTGTTGTTCTCGTCGGCCTCTAACACCTTCCCCGATGGCCGTCTGTCTTCGCTTGCGAACGGTCGTTTTGGATTCGATGTCATCGCCGAGAACAACCGCTGGACTGGTGCTGAGACCAACACCGCTGGCTTTGTCTGCGGTCCTGACGCTATCGCCATCGCAGCCGGTCTTCCGGTTGGAATGGTTGCCGGTGAGTTCATCGAACAGCGCACGGTTACCACCAACAACGGTCTGTCCTGCTTGCTCTCGGTCTGGTATTCCCGCGCCACACGCTCGCACATGGCGTCTTACGACATCATGTTTGGTGCTGCCGCTGCGGACACTACGCAAGCTGAAGTCCTTATCACCTCTTAATCCTTAAGGATATGCGCATTGCAACAACCATAGCAGTGGACAAGACCGGCAAAACTAAATTGCTGGCTGGTCCCGAAATTGATGCGACTCTCCAGCGCACTAATTTCAACACTGTTTCTGTTCCTGAAGGAGGCAAGCTCATCTTGTGGGTACAGGGAGCCTTAGCACCGAAGATTCGTAAGGGTTAACAAACCAAAACTGGGAGGGTTACCGGATACGCTGGTAACCCTCCCTTTAACCGAAACACAATTTTATGGCCGTTCAAGCAGACATTTCGACTGAGTATTCAATGGGCCGCGAGGGGTTCGCGCTGGTCACTAGCACCGCCGCTCAGACCGGCAACTGGTCTGGCTTGATTCCCGTTGAGCCAACAGTGTTTACGTCTATCACTGGATTTGGAATATCTGGCACTTGGACTTCTAAGACAATCCCTGCTGGATTCCCGCTGGTGGGAAACATCACCGCATTTCAAATCTCCAGCGGTTCTGTCGTAGCGTTTAACGCCAGAGCCTAATGATCTCAATCGGAACATCAATCAACAGGACGAGATCCTATAATGGGATCATGCCTGAGCCTCCGATTATGCGGAGGGATGTTCTACAAGAGGACGAGACATTCCTGCTGCAAGAAGATGGAACCAGCAAGCTCGTTATTTCGTATGGCACATTCGACAGCATAGTGCTGGAAGATGGCTCCACATTTTTAACACAAGAAGACTTGGGAAAACTAATCTTAACAGTTTACTGATATGGCAGACGCTAAAATCTCAGCACTAACAAACCTAACGGCAGCCGATGCAATAAATGACATGATCCCGATTGTGGACGTGTCGGATACTCCACCAGCCTCGGGGAATACCAAACGCATCAGCATCAACAATCTCCTCTCATCCTCGCCAACCGCGAGTGGAGCATTGACTGTCACCGGACTCGTCACCGCTGGCTCCGCCACCATCACCGGCGATCTGACGGTGCGAACGAATAAGTTACTTGTTACTGCGACTGGTGTGGGTGTTGGCGCGAGTCCCGTAAATGCGTTTGACGTTGTTTCAACCTCAGGAACCCTCGCTGTTTTTAAGCGAACAGGATCAAACGGTGCATTTATTGGACTAGAAGACGGTTCTGGTTCTGGATTAGCATATCTTGGAGTTACCAGCGGAACTTTTGCAATTCAGACTCCCGGTTCTGGGTATTCTGACAAATATACTATCGCTTCCGATGGTACTGCCACTTGGTCCGTAGCTGGCACCACCGCCATGACCCTCAACTCTACGGGGTTGGCAATCGGAGTTACGCCGAACACTTGGACGCTCTACAAAGCACTTCAGGTTAATAGTGCGTCCATCTGGTCAACGACCGGAAACGATACAACCTACGCTTCCAACGTCTATTACGATGGAGCGTACAAATTTCGAAGTGCATCCAGCGAGAAGGCCTGTATGTACACCCAGTTCGGTGGACAGCATCTATTTTATTACACTGCTGCCGCTGGAACTGCTGGGAATACAGCCACCTTCACCCAAGCAATGACCCTCGATGCGTCGGGGAATTTGCTGGTAAAAAAGACAGCAATCAGCTCAACCACTCTTGGTTGCGAACTTACAGCAACCGGTCAAATTAACGGTGCGACGGCAAATCTTGATAATCTCAACATTTACAATACGACTGCTAGTGCCTATCGGTTTTTTGTTAGCGCAGCCGGAACGGTTAATGCCACTAATGCAACTATAACTGCCATCTCCGATGCTCGACTAAAGGAAAACGTCCAAGACATCGACGTTGGTTTGAATGCGATTCTGGCCCTCAAACCGCGCAAGTTTGATTGGAAGGCTGGCAAAGGTAAGGACATCAAAGGTGACAGGGGTTTCATTGCTCAAGAGTTTGAGACTGTGTTCCCCAATCTCGTAGACGAGTGGAAAGACCCTGCTCCCGAAGGCGAAGCTCCGTACAAGTCCGTTCGCCAAGACCTTATTCCTGTGCTGGTGAAAGCCATCCAAGAACTCACCGCCCGCGTCCAAACCCTCGAAGCCCGCTAATTTATGACCATCCTCTGGATCATCGAACGCCTGTTGGTTAAGCCCACCGAAGGCTCCCTTACCGATGTCGTAATCACCGCCGATTGGCGATGCAACGGCACTGACGAAACGTACAGCGGCACTTGCTACGGCTCCTGCTCGTTCCAACCGCCGTCTGGTGAGTTCACGCCATATCCTGACCTGACGCAGGAACAGGTGCTTGGTTGGTGCTACGAGAACGGTGTCGATAAGACCGCTATCGAGGCGAACGTGACGCAGCAGATTAACGACCAGATCAATCCGCCCGTGGTGACGCTGCCGTTGCCGTGGAATCCAGTTGCGGAGATCGTTGCTGTGGCTGAAGTTCCCGTCGCCTAATATGGAAATCAACGTCAAATTGACCCAAGAACAAGCCAACGGTTTGCTGCAACTTATCGATATTTCAGTCAAAGCTGGAGGCATTCAAAACGCCAAAGTTGCTTTGCCGCTTGTCGATCTAATCGTCAACGCTGCTCAACCTAAATCCGAGTAATGCAAACCGACACTAACAACAGCAGCGGAGTTGGGATCTCTCTAGCGACCGCTGCCGCTGCTGGTGCGGTCTCATTCATCCCTCAGCTAACTCAGTGGTTTCAACTTGGAGCCGCTGTTTTAGCCTTTATTGCAGCATCAATCGGTCTGTATAAAACCTTCAAAAAATGAACTGGAAAACTACTCTTGCCGGTGTTGGTGCAATCCTTGTCGCTGTCGGCGGTGCGCTCAAAGCATTGTTTGACGGTGATCCTACGACCAACATTGATCTTGCTGCGACCATTGCTGCTGTGACAATTGGCTTTGGGTTGATCGCTGCCAAAGACGCTGACAAAAAGCCCGAGTGAATTTTATCGAACAGATCGTTACCGCTTTGCTCAAGTGGTTGACTGGTTTTGTTCAAACACCGCCCACCGTTGAAGATGCAAAACGAGATCCAGACCTCAAAAAGAAGTTGCTGGATCGTATTGCTAAGTCTAATCGCTAGTTGCGGCTGTGGTTCTCGCGTGGTTATGGTGCCTCACGGTGAGCCTGTGAGGCTCGCTGAGAGCGTCAAAGCTAAGGTTTGGGTCAAAGGAGCGGATGGTGTTTCTGTTCGCTCTAGCAACCGGATAACGCTTCCCGAAGGTTGGTACGCATTGCCTAAAGATTGATATGTCACAACAAGTTATCAATGTCGGATCAACCGCAAACGACAACAACGGTGATACGTTGCGCGGGAGTTGGATCAAAGCTAACGACAACTTTACGGAGTTGTATGCTGCACTCCCGTTGGTTTCTCCAACAACGTGGGCTGCTACATTAACCGATTCTGGTGGTGGTTGTTTGTATGGTTATTCAACAAACGCTGCTCGCCATACTTCGATTGGATTTGTTAGTACGTTTACAGTTGATTTCACGATTAATTCACTTCTTGGAAGTCCTACCGGCAATTTACGCATAAGCCTTCCCGATCCGGTATTGTACGAAGCAGCGTTTGCTGTATGGCTTACCAACGGAACTAACCAAGCCAAGACTTCAATAATAGCTAGAGCAATAACCGGAACCAGTTATTGCGAGATTTCGCACTTTGAAAATGGAGATGCGTCTAGTCTTGCTGGTCATGTTAAAGCAACCTCTCGACTCATTGTCAGTGGCACTTATTTCACTTCGTGAATCTAATCGCAACCAGTCTCCAGTTGGGGATGACGGTTCTTCAAGGAGCTTTGGGGAATCCTGCGTTTATTTGGCAGGGTCAACTGGTTCGGTGCCTTTCGACAACTATCACTGATGCAAACGCAGTAATTGCTGGCGGATTTCAAGACAACGTTTCTACGCGATTGCTTGTTAAACTAGAGGATTGGAGACTTGCAGACTCCACATTGGTTACAGTCGACGCAACAGTTTGGTCGATAGATTCCGGCTCCTCTCCAGATCGACTACTGCAAGAATCTAGTGGTTTGCTTTTGCAGGAAAACACCGACCGAATTATTTTAACATTTGGGAAAATGATGCCTGTCGTGGGGCGTACTTTGATTTACGATGGTCGCACGTTGCGAATTGTTTCCGCAAAACGAGATGCAAGTGGAGGGTTTTACATTCTAGACCTAGCCGCAAAAACCAAATGACTCCAACCATCACATTTGATACATCGCGTTTTCAGTTGGCTTGGAGGAAATACCTCGCTTCGACATCACGAAGCCTTCCCGCTGCTTGCAACTCAAGGATGTTTTACCTGCTTGTGCGGGTGTATTTGATTTTGTCGCCTCAGTCTCCGGTTGAAAAACGAAAACAATTCCGCGCGGCATTGTACCAAAAGGTATCAGTCAAGGGATCAAAAGGCAGAGAAGTCGAAAGAATCTACGCGATTGTTAACTCAAAACGAAGACCGGGATTGTACGGCGAAAAAATGCGGATGGCCGCAAAAAAGGTTTTAAGCCGAACAATTGGTGGCGTTGGATACCTTAGGGCAATGACTGTCCGAGGAATTAGAAGGTTTCAAGGGTTTAAACAATTTGGAACAAAGAGCCTTAAGACCGGCAAGTACAACAGCGCAAACAAAGCAGCAATTGCCCTTTCGGCAGAATACAACGCAAAGCAGGAATCGGTTGCGATTTACCGCGCGAGTCAGGTGAAAGCTATTTCAAGCCGGGCGCAGGAAAGCTACTCGCCAGTAGCGTCCGTTGAAATTTCTGGGGCAAGCGTCCCTGTAATAGGTGGTAGCGTTTACTCGGTGTTGAACCCTGCTTTTACCCGTTCACTTGCTGATGAAACTTTGGAAATGGAAAAGCACTGCATGGGATTGCTGGTAGATGCGGCCAACAAAGAATTGGTGCAAAATGGATTTAAAGTGAACGAATGAACGCTGTTTCCCTAAGAACTGAACGCGCCATTGTAGATTGGCTTGCTGCTCTAGATTGGTCCGATTCACCAATCGGAACACCGACATGCCTTACAAGCTTCGGTCACGGGGCAAATTCAGATCCTGACTTAGAGGATTCTATGCCGTCTTATCCACGCATTGTCGTTAACGTAACGCGATCTACGCCGGTAATGCCTACGGATACGACCTGCGAAATGGAAGTTAGAGTTGACTTGCAACTCTCCGCAGACGACACGGGGGAAAGTTCAGTTCTCAAAATCGTCGAAATTTTTGACTCAGCCCTGCAAGATTTATTTGTTGAAAATGGTTCGTTGATTTTGAGCGTAGGTCAGTCTAACGAAAACGGTCCATTTACAGCCCAATTTGCTTTTCCAACAGATTTTGGGTCGACTGACATTCAAGATCGCTCTAGGATTTTTTCAAGAACATTTACACTTTTTGCGTCCGCAACAACTTAACAAACAACTTACATGGCTAACGTCCAAGGCAAAAAATACATTTACGGATCACCGGCTACGCTTGCCCTTTATCTATCCACAAATGGCGCAGCAGTTATGACTGGATACGTTTCTCCCGATATGGAGTCGTACGATCTATCTCATGAATGTGACACCGAAGAAATTAAGGATTCCACGGGCGAAGTCGTTGGTCACGTTGCATACAACAACCGATTAACGCTTACCGTAAATTTTGTTCCAGCAAGTGCCACAAGCGTTGCTCTTGCAAAATTAACCGCTCAACTTCCCGATGCTAATGGAACGTGCGTAATTACTGGTGCGCCCGTTATTGTTGCTGGTGGCTACGCAGACGCTCTCAACGCTGATACAAATAATCGCTGGATTTACGCTGGTGGAGGTTCGATTAAGACAACCAACACCGGGAAGGCGACTGGCACAATCACGCTTAAACGCTACACTGGAATCACTGCAACTGGTACCGCGACTGCTCTTGGAACTTGAGCGTTTTAAATTCAATTTTAAGTTTAGGTCATAAAGGTCCACCAAAAGTTCTTGGGGTTTGCCTTAAAACTTTTTGCGTGGGCCATGCCCTAGCTTTGCACAGGCTGGAGTCTCCTGTGATTTTTGGCGGGTCTATCACCTTGCCTGACTTGATTGAAGCCGTCGCGATTTGTGCGGAAGACCCGTCTCAAGCGGAACGAATGATCACCTCAAGGTTTCGATGGCTTTTGTTTAAGCTTTGGTCGCTTAGGTTGCGCCGAATGAATCTGTTGGTTGAAAAATTAAAGTTTGAAAAATGGATTTCATCTCAGTCCAACGCGCCAGAAATTATTCATGACGGAGCAAAAAAGTCTAAAAAGTTGTCAATGCCTTGGCCTGAGCGGATTTTAATCTCGTTGATGGATCTTGGCTTTCGAGAGGAAACCGCGCTTAGAATGGCAGTTATAGATGCGGAGCGGCTTGTCCTTGCCCACGCTGAAATGCACGGGCAGGTAGAACTTTGGTCAGAGGAACAAGAAGCACTTTGGGAATACGCTCAAAGCAGTAACTGAAACAAACCATGGGAATTTTTTCAATCCTAGCAAAGATTGGCGTTGACCTAACGGATCTTAACATTGGTGTCAAAAAGGCTGAAAGCCTTGGAAAGCAGATGGCTAGGAGCTTTAAGGGCGACGCTGCTGCCGCATTCGGAAGCGTGTTTGCTGTCGATAAACTAGCTGATTTTGGAAAACAAGCTTTAGACTTAGCCAGCAAGCTAAACAACCTTTCAGACCAACTTGGTGTTTCGTCTAAATTTCTTCAGGAAATGAAGTTTGCCGCAGAATCAAGCGGCGGATCTCTAGACGATGTAAGTTCAGCTTTGCAAAAAATCACCATTGCAAGATCAAAAGCTTTGTCTGGGGATGATGGGATTGTTGCAAGTTTTGAACAACTGGGAGTTTCTGCGAAAGAAATCCGATCCGCTAAACTTGAAGATATTTTTATAAAAATGGGCCAGTCGTTTGAAGGAAACGCTAATCCTCAACAATTGGTTGCGGCATTTACAGAGCTTGCTGGCAAAGGTGCTGGAGGGCTTATTCCGGCAATGGCTAACGGGCTAGCAAGTGCTACAGAACAAGCTCATCAGCTTGGATTGGTAATGTCTAACGAAGTTGTTACCGCTCTTACCGAAGCAAATGATCGCGTTGAGTTGATGAATCAAACAATGGTTGCAGGCATGGGAAGCATTACCGCAAATATAGTTCAACCTTTGGCGAGATGGTTTGAGGCAATGGGAGCTTCTATTCAAACCTTTATTATAATGGTTGCGCGGGGTAGGCAACTTATTGGCGGAACCACATTTACTGGCAACATCAAACATCTTTTTAGCCAAACAGGACAAGCGTACATGGCTTCACTTAACGAGCAAGATGTAGCGTTGGCTGCCAAACAAGCCTCTCGTAAAAAATCTGAGGAAGCAAAGTCAAAGTTTTCAATGGAAGGTTTTAGCGGTAAAACCAACATAGCCGAACAAAATCGTTTAGCCGATCTGAGCAAAGCTGTAAACACTACGTTTATGGGTGCTGGAGGAGATTCGTTGGCTAGAATTGGCGGTTTTAGCGGCTATCAATCCTCCCAACAAAAAGTTATTGATACGCTTCGAACCCAAGTTGACAAACTTGAACGAATAGCGACAAATACGGATAGAACAGCCAACGCAATACGAGGCGAATAATGGCAAACATCATTTTTACCCCAAACGGGCCAAATCCAGACACCTTTGACTACATTCCGGTTTCAAGAAAATTTGAAAATTCTGGATCTGGAACCGGAGCCGTTTGGACCTATGTCTATCGCGGCAGCAAAGATGCGTTGCGCATTCAGTCTTTTCATTGGCTAAATGCTGGCTGCAAAGTTTCAATTGATGAGTCTGGGCCTTATGCTTCGGCAACGGTCATTTTTAACGGACCAACGTCTAACCCTCTTAATCCAATTGAAAACGCCTATATCGTAGGCGTTGGATCAGAACAAGGTTCGTTTCGGTATGAATTTAAAACCGATTACATTGAAATGAGTTTGTTTTCGCTTCCAGCCGTAATGGCTGAAGCAATGAAGTATGTAAGTATTTCTCAATACCGCTACGACATTGAAAACGCTGTCAAAAACGGACAGAAAGTACTTGGAGACCAGAATTTTCCATTGGCTCAAAAAATTTGGGCAAAGCTTGCAAGAGGTCAGGAATCTTTCCCTATCAGTCGAGTTTCACTTTCTAAGGTTGGATCGTTTAGCGGAAACAATGGCTTGCCGCAAATTCCCGACGCAATGCCGCCAATCTATTCCGGCGCGCGCCTAGCGTTCGATTACCAGTTTCCTACGGCGGTGCAGCAGTTAATGCCGCGACCGCCAATCAACCCGCTCCTACAGCCAATTCCCGGCACCCAATGGGGATGGTTGCAAATGAACCAATCTACATCGTTGATTGCAAAAACCAACCAAGTTGAGCAAACGCAGACTTGGACTTTTGCGGCTTGGGACCTAGACATTTACCCGTACTTCAGCTAACAAACACTTACAAATATGGCAGACGAAATCCAAATGACGGCTCGGCTCTACGCTTCAAAAAATGGAGCCTACTTGCCTTCCGTAACCTATACCAAATCCGCAACCATGGTTGGAACCGATATGGGTTCTCAAACGCAATCTATTGGAACCGCGTCTTCCGAAACTCTTGACGTTCCTGTCGATGTCTCTAGCCCATACAAAGTACTAATCTCAAATCTAGACAACACCAATTACGTTGAGCTTTCGTTTACAAGCGGATTTATTGCTGGTGCAGGTACGATGCGCCTTCCCGCTGGTGAAACGATGTTGATTCCTTACCTTAACACTAATTTGTACCTGATTGCCAACACCTCTGCGGTGACCATTCAGGCCACTTTCTGCGAGATTTAACCCAACAACACTATGGCTAATGAAGTCGAGATGTCGGCGCGGCTCTACGCATCCAAAGGTGGAGCTTCAATCAACTCAATGTCTTACAGTGCGATAGCCAACATGACAGGCACCGACATGGGGCAACAAACGCAAGTGGTTGGTACAAGTGACGAAGCATTAGACTTGACCGCCGATCTTGGTACGCCCTATCGCCTTTTGGTGGTAAACTTAGACTTGGTTAATTCAGTCTCAATTGGGCCTTCTTCGCCGTACTCGTTTCAAATTCCCGCTGGGCAGTTTATTCTTATCCCTTGGGTTGATGCCACCATGTACGTCAAAGCCTCAAACAGTTCCGTCAAAATATTTGCACAATTTTGTGAGATTTAACCTATGCCAATCGAACTGCCGGGAAAAGTTTCTGAAAGCGGTTTGAAGTCAGACCATGCTCGGGCCATTAACAAATTGATTGAAGCTGTTCGGCGCGCCCAATTGGTTGCTGGACCCGGGCAGCGTATTGAACAAAGCGCAAATGGAACCACTCTAAAAGTAAAATCTTTTGGTAATGGTGCAACTTTAACTTCAGAGGAATCGTGGTTCTATTGATATGCCATTCGCAGTTGATCGCAGTGATCGAATGTGGAGTGCTGGCAATCTCAATGATCTGTACTCTAGATTTGACAATAAGTGTGTTAGAACATTAGACGGAAAAACTCCATATGTTCTGGGTCTTACGTCAAAAATACCTCTCGGTGTTAGTTACGATTATTCAAGAGATCCCGACACAAGCTTCTATGTAACTGGAAGCACTCTGACTCAAACACAGATTGCAAGTGAGCTTTCCAACTTAGAAGTCAAATATCAAGATAAAGAAGGTGGTCAGGTTTATCTTGATAAATACGTTACCACATTCAATTCCAATGATTGCAACATTGCGGCAATTCAAAAATCTTTTGAGTTACACAAAAGGACTGTTGATGGCATTGAATACGATGTCCATTTAGGTTGGGACGATTGGAATTCCGGTTATCTGTCATACGTTAGATCTTACTTTTCTTCAGTTGGATCGGTTCCTTCATTACCTCCCGGCAGAATCCACAACCACAAGACCGCTGTTGCTGAGATTAAGCTTGAAGGTATTTCCACGTTCAGGATTCTTAATTCATACAAGAGGTTTGATTGCTGGCGAGTCCATAACTGTAGCAGCAGAGACATTACAGTTTTTCTCCAATTGCCAGACGGTTCTGGAGAACGCAAGACGGTCCCAGCAATGGGCTGTAGATCGTTCAGGAGACGCGCTGACGGTACTTGGTTATCGACTTGGCGTGATGCTACTCCCTGCGTTTACTTCTTCCCTTACGTCGCGGGAGACGTTCCTTATTTTGCCGGTGGTCCGCCAATGTACGGACAACCAGAATCGCTGTCCGTTTGCATGGAGCGATCCGCTAAAGCTAACAACATTGCCAATCCATTTATTGCTCTTCAGTGGATGCGAGCAATGGGAGCTTGGGTAGATGCGCGATATATGCACGATATCCGCACAATGTATCCGGAATATGCGGACCCATCTGATGCAAATACAACAATTGGTGATGCGATCTTCACTTGGGGACGCGCTAGGGTTCAGGTCTACAACAGTCTTACCAATTATGTAACAGAAGATTACATAAGAGTTTTCAGCGGTGTTACGCTATTTACCGAGCAACTTAATCGTGTAGGAATTAACGTAGAAGTAAGCGGAGATGTTTTAGTGATGAGCACTAAAGATCAAATTTCTATCATTAGGATATATCCTATTGATTGTAATGTGTTCTTTGGCGCATCTGATCCGTATTGGCAGATCAATCCAACAACTACTAACATTTTAATCGGTTACCCAGAATACTATTACACTCAAGATGTAGCAGCACCGAACGCAGCAACTCAATGGCAAGCTGGCAACATTCCAACGTGGATGGAGACAATGCGAGACCTCCGCAGACGCATTGCAGTAGAAGAAGGATTTCTCGTCAATTATGACGATGTAGTTGATATACCAGAGGAGAAAGTTGGGATTGTCAGGTTAACTCCAATTGGATTACAAGTAGTAGCGTCAACGGCTAGAGGGATTGAAAATTATGATGCCAACGCTTTTAGTGATTTGCCAAACTACGAGAGAACCGCAAACGTAATAGAGTTGCGGACAGATTTAAGGCCAAAAGGATTTGGCGTTGGTGCATGGACTGGTACTCCATACATATCAGCAAAGAAGACCTACATAATCGCTCAACCAAGTAATTACAGCGGTATGTATGGTTACGTTTTCCCGCAGATTGGAACCGCAATTGGAAGTGCAAGCTCTTATCCAGCAGTCAATTGCGCTTACGTTCCTTCTGGTGGACCTTGGGGTTTCTCAAGCAGCGTCTACGATTCTAATCTTGAGCGAGTATTCACAACCGATCCGCTGGTTCCGGCCATAACCAATGTATTTGGATCTGATTTCTGGATCAATAAGTGGGGAGGCAAAGGCGGTGTTGATGCTTCTGTCAGAATACTTGGCAAGCCAAATCAGACGGTGCAAAGCAATGGTGTTGCTGATGATGTATTCAAAGACAGGAACAACCCTGCAATGGCTTGTTTGGCTCCTTGGTACACTCAAGTTTCTGTTACATCAACCGAGCAAGCATATATTGCAGACATTAGGTGGGGTGCAACCACTTATTTTGATCTTCCTTATAACTCAGGGGCTAACGTTTATAACAACATAGGCAATTTCTATCACAAAATCCCAAAGTCCGCTTTCCTTTGGAACTTGTTAGAAGCGCACGTTGGTGGATGGAATCGAGCGGTTCCGATGGGTCACGGTGAGGAATGGTGTCCTATCTATAGTTTTGGTGCTTCAGGACTTTTACAAGGATCTAGATTAGGAATCTTGATGCCAAAGGACACAACCACAACTTGTTTGGATCTATCAGAAGGACCGTGTTTCTTTATTGATGAAAATCAATACAACTCGTTTCTAGCAAATGGTGTTCAAGCTAAAAAACTGTATGACACCGTTATATCTCAATACTATTGGGTTGTAAGTCAAACCGAGCTTGCGACTTATTGTAGATCCAAAGGATTTACCTCTTTTAACTTTGACTGCAGCAATCAAGTGATTGGTGCATCTGGCGGAATAATTACACCAGCAACAGTTTGGAGACCTATGCGCTCCTACGGATTTGGCGAGACGGTCATTGGAGCCAGCTACATCGACGTAACTAACGGTGATCTCTACCGGACGATTCGACTCGTTGACCTTGATGTCGCGTAAATTTCCGCTTGACGCAAACCTGCCGTTGGGTTTATGGTTTGTGTCGACCGATGAAATGCCCAGCCTGTCAGCACATTTTTGATGCGAGTCTCCGCCAAATGGCAGGGGAGCTAGGTAGGGCAAAATCTGAGGCAAAATCAAAGGCCGCTCGGGAAAATGGAAAGCTCGGCGGCAGACCAAAAAAGCACAATGAACAAGGAACTATTGCCAACCAAACAGTCCGCGCTAGCCGTAATGGCAAGCAAATTCAGCGTAGAACCGCAAAAACTGCTCGAAACACTCAAGGCGACGTTGATGCCCAAAGCGTCGAATGAGGAGCTTCTAGCGTTTGTTGTCACCGCAAATCAGTACGACCTAAATCCGTTTACCAAGGAAATTTACGCATTTCCCGGTCGTTCTGGAGGAATCAATCCAGTCGTTTCTGTAGACGGTTGGATCAAGCTAATGAACCGTCACGCACAGTTTGACGGTATTTCGTTTTCAACCAGCGACAAAGACGAAAAGCCGTTTGCAGTCACTGCGACCATTTACCTCAAGGATCGAAGCCGTCCGGTTGAGATTACAGAGTACTTTTCCGAGTGCTACCGACCAACGGAACCTTGGAAAGTCAATCCCCGCAGAATGTTGCGGCATAAGGCCTTAATTCAGTGCGCTAGAGTTGCCTTTGGATTCAGCGGTATTTCCGACGAAGAGGAAGCCACAATTGCGACAATCAGCGTCACTCCCTCACGACCAATTTTTAGCAAGCCGCAACCCGCTATTGAACCACCGGCAGAATCCAAACCTCAGGTTGAGGTTGAAGTTAAAGCCGAAGACAAAGTTGGAGGTGAAGCGTGAGCCTTAAGCTAACCATGATCGCCGAAGAAGCCGCTAGTCGTCTTCAAATTTTGTTTTCTGAGGCATCCGATGACATTCAACGCGGGATTGAGATAGCTGTTCTAGACGCTCAGGAAAACGAGCTTGAGGCAAAGTTTACACTGTCATTTCAAATCCAACTAAACTTGGACCGAAATTCGGTCATTCATCGGCTTGGGTTTTCTACGCGTCACAAGTACGAATCTGTGACCGAAATACCCAACCTCGACCAAGCAAACCTTCCTCTAGAGGCCTCCAATGATTGACGAAAGAAAAGGCCTTCCAAGCGCGTCCGCTGCTAGTCGCTATTTTGCGTGTCCCGGCAGTTGGATGTTAGAAAATCAGTTTCCCGACGGACCTGCGTCAAGTGATGCAACCATGGGAAACCGCATCCATGCCGCCCTTGCGGGTGAGTACGTTGCGGACATAACGCAAGAGGAGAAGTACATTATCGAACGATGCAAAGACCAAGCTAACGATCTGGTTGTTGCTACGTTTGAAAATGATCATGTTACCATAGAGGTTTTTATTGAGGAGCGTCTCTGGGCTACTGACCGCATCACCGGCAAAGAACTCTGGAGCGGAAAGCCCGACGTTGTTTACGTGCATGGAAACAATGCCTTAATTGTCGACTATAAGACCGGACGAGGCTCAGTCGAAGACGCATCGAAAAACCTTCAACTGCGATGTTTGGTTGAATTGGTTCACGAAAAATTTGCTTACGGATTAAACACCATCACGGTTGCAATCGTCCAGCCCCTTGCTGGCAGCCCAAGCGTTTGCAAATACGAGTTCGACGACATTGAATCTGCAACTGCTGAAACGTTGGATTTAATGGCAAGAATTAAAACGCAAGGGCAACGCAGGGTTCCATCTGACAGTTCTTGCCGCTACTGCAAAGGCAAACCGTACTGCCCAGAAGCACGGGAACTTGCCGTCACCGGACCACTTGCCAACGCTCCAGAAGGCATCACGCCGGACGCAATTGCTGCGACCCTGACATCCAGCCATCTAGCTGAATTTCTTAACAGAACGGCCCAAGCTGAAGCCGTTATCGAAGCTTGCAAGTCAGAAGCTCGACGAAGGTTGACTGAAGGGGAAGCCGTTGAGGGGTGGACCTTAAAAGACGGCTCCGTCCGCGAGTCTATTTCAAATTCTGAAATAGTTGCGTCTCGGTTTCTTGAACTTGGAACCTACGAGCAGTTAAGTCCCGCGATCACGCTAAACAAAACAAAGCTCAAAGATGCGGTTAAACTTGCAACTGGAACCAAAGGCCGCGAGTTGGAAGCCAAGCTAACCGCGCTCCTCGACGGCTGTACCGAGTCTAAAATGTCTCAACCAATGCTCGTAAAAATCAAATGAATCAAACTCATCCCATGGAACTCGTGCGCGAGTTCATGAAAACCTACCAGCAACTTATTCCGAAGATTGTTATCCTGCCCGATCCGGTTACGCAAAACTTAAGGTATCGACTGATCGACGAAGAAGCTCAGGAGCTATCGGAAGCCACCAACGCTAGAGAGTATCTAGACGCTATTGGAGACCTTCTATACGTTGTTTATGGGGCGGCATTGGCTGCTGGATTCAACCCGCATCAAGTCGACGCAGCATTTGTTGAGATCCACCGCAGCAATATGTCTAAAGTTTGGACCGACGACGAAATCTGTTCTATTCCTGCTGACTCGCGATCAACCCGAGTTGGAGACAATCGCCATATTGTGCGAAGGAACGACGGCAAAATTGTCAAATCACCGAGCTACTCTCCCGCTCGATTGGAGATCATTCCTCGATGAGACAATTATCGTCTAGAGGATTTGGAAAACTGCACTGCGACGCTGAAGTTATTGAAGAGGACAGCGGCAAAATATTCCTGATTGCCACCGTAGAGTTTGAAAATCGAACTCTTTACAACGGAAAACAATATGCCCAGCGCGTGACATTTCGTTCGTTTGACGAACAAGACATTTCTCGGGTTGATGAGCTACGAAAAGGCGTTTACATGCTTTTTGATGGAGATACCGACGCTATTGCCGAAAAGTCTGCAACTGGCTGGTGGTACGCAAACCCTCGGGTCACAGGACGAATCTTGGAGGTCATGAATTATGCCAGCGATTCAGTTTCGAGTTGATGGAATTCCAAAGGCCCAGCCGCGAGTCAAAGCGTTTCGTAGAGGAAGCCATGCCGGTATTTACGATCCCGGTACAGCCGATTACTGGAAACTACAGGTGATTCAGGCAGCAAAGCAAAGTTGCCTTGCTTCAAAAATTGAAGGCCCAATTAGCTTGGGGCTCACATTTGTGATGCCTCGACCTAAGTCGCATTTCAAGCCAGACGGGTCCATCAGACCAAAGTTCATTGCTTACCACATTAAAAAACCTGATGTAGACAACCTTGCAAAAGCCGTAATGGACGCGCTTTCAAACCTTGGGTCAATCTGGTCAGACGATTGTCAGGTCTGCCTATTGACCGTCTCAAAGTCTTACCATCAAGTTGGAGTCAACCCCGGGTGCAACGTCCGGATTGATTCACTTTAACGATCTAGAAAACCGAGAATGGTACGCAGGGAGATCCTGCGGCAGGTGTTGTTACCGCACGAAACACTCGGTTTTCATCGTTTTTGCTGGGGTTTTTAAGCTAAAAACTTTTTGTCGAAAAGTATTTACAGAACCTAGCGTTTGGTTTTAAATGTTCACATCGAAAGCGATCAAGCTTCGAAAAAACTGAACGAATCAAAATGAACAACACGATCAAAATTGCAGCCCACTTCTCCACCCTAACCGCAGCGGTTGCAGCAACCGGAATGGATCTCAGCTACAACGAAGCTGACGCTTGCCAGACTATCAGGCGGATGGAAAGCGACCGAAGCCTTAAACTGACCGCTATTTTTTCAGACGATGCCAACCAGATCTGGTACATCATCAACAGCACCCGTGAAAACCTAAACCTTCTCCACAAGTTCCAGCCGTTTTTCTCCTGCATCCACAATGGGCCGTTCCACATTATGATGCCTCAGGCTGACGGTAAAATCGCTAAACTAGAAAACGCAAAGGAACTTGTTGAAATGGCGGTTCTCCCCAAAACAAACGAGATGCGAAAAATAATTGCCAAGAGCGGTTTGCTCGCAGCCTAAAAATTTTCAAGAGGGGCGCGACTCTCCAACGCGCAAAAACTTTTCAATCAAAAATTAAATCAAAACTATGAGCCACAACATTAACATCAACAACGGTCGGGCCTCAATCGCACTTGCTCAACAGAGCGCATGGCACCGGCTAGGTCAGGTTTTGCCTGACTGCTTCACCGCTGAAACCGCCCTCCGTGAAGCTAATATGAACTGGGAGGTTGAAATGGAACGAATGTACCTCTCCAACGGAGTCGAGGTTCCCAACAAGCGGGCGATCATTCGCAAAGATACCGAACGGATTCTTGGAGTTGTAGGTAGCCGCTACCAGCCCTTGCAGAATCGCTCCGCATTCTCCTTCTTCGATGGGGTATTTGGAGACGACAAAGCTCGGTACGAATCCGCAGGGGTGCTTGGTGATGGGGAGCGGGTCTGGATGCTCGCACGGTTGCCTGAATCCTTTGACGTTCTGCCCAATGACAGCGTTTGCCAATACCTGCTACTGACCAATTCACACGACGGCTCCTCGCCTGTGACCGGATTCTTTACTCCGATTCGGGTGGTTTGCGCCAATACGCTCGGGGCAGCCTTTCGGTCTTCGAAAGAAGACGAGACGATTCGGGTTTACCATACGATCAACGCTGAAAGCCGCCTGAAGCTCGCTGGTGAGCTTTTGGGCAAAGCCGGGGTGTTCTTCGATGATGCTAAATCAAAGTTTAAGGTGATGGCTTCTACGCAGCTTTCCTCGGGGGATGTCAGCAATTACCTCCGAGGAGTTGTAACCGGCAATCTCTACGGGTCTTGGGATGATCTTTCAACCCGATGCAAAAACGTGATCGAAGAAATTACCAACTTGCATGACGGTGGGACTGGTTCCGAGATTCGCGGTGTTAGGGGAACGCTTTGGGGAGCTTACAACGCAGTGACCGAATATGTTGACCACCGCCGAACCACTGAAACGCTCGATTACATGGCTAACGGATCAGGAGCCAGAATGAAATCCCGAGCCCTTGAAATGGCTGGGGAATTTGCTTCCACTCTAAACTAAAGACCGAGCAGGGGTGCGACTGTTCAACGCACAAAAACTCTTTTACTTTTTTCTTTCCACCAACCCAAGGATGGGTTTATGGTAACCGCATCGAAGGCAACGAGCCAACGAAAAACAAAAGACCAAACGAATGAAAAACACGACCAAAAACCAAGAAAGCGAAATTGGAAGATTAAATCGAGCCATTGCTGAACTTCGCACTGAGCTTGATACCGCAAGCAACCGCGCTGACGTAATGTTTCTGCGCAACGAAATCCAAGTGCTAATTTACGAGCGGGACATTGCCTTCCATTTTTCCGAAGAGGAATTTTGAATTTTAGCCTTGGGTGGGGCCAATACCACCTTCAGGGGCGCGCCTGATCAACGCGCAAACTTTAAACCATAAAATACCATAAAATGAAAACATCATACGAATCAGAAACCGAATGGGCTAAACAGCAGTTTATTGAAGGCTTCGCCTTTGCATCAGGCCTTAGTCGCCGCGATGCCGAAGAACATTGGGACGCGTTTTCTCGCCAGCTACCCCAGATAGAGCAACGCGAAGTTGAAGCCGGTGGGCATGCCGTAGGGCTTACCAACGGTTGGATCTGGAACAACCTTTAAGTTGATGACCAATGAATCTATCAACTTTGATTTCGGCTCTTATTGCAGTCGAAAGCGGGGGACGCGACTTAGCAATTGGCGATGCGGGTGCGGCGATTGGCCCACTTCAGATTCACCGATCTGTTGTTTTAGACGTCAACAGGATCTCACGAACGCATTTTACTCATCAGGAAATGACCAATAGGGCGATTGCGGTTCAGGTTGCGCGGGTTTATCTGAACCACTACGCGAAAGGGCGCACAGACGAAGAGGCCGCGCGGATTTGGAACGGTGGACCTACCGGTCACAAAAAATCAGCCACAATCCCTTACTGGATTAAAGTTAAAAAGGAGATTAAGAAGTGAACAAGAAACAAACCATGCCGAGCTATCTGGTGGAGCTAGAACACGAACTAGCCGATGCCCACGACCGCATTCGATTGCTCGTTGCAGAGCGTAACACCGCACGGTTGCAAGCCGATCAAAGAGTCAGCCTTCGCGAAGAGTTTCGCGAGCTACTTGGAACCGATGACATCGAGCAGGGAGTGGTTGTTGTGCGTGAGCTTCAAGACCGCATCAAGCGGCTGGAGGAGGCGGGTGATGTGCTATGCGAAAACTCCAATCTAACCCGCTGGGATTCACCAGCAGACGCTGCTCGAAAATTTACGGAGCAATCAAACTGGATTAAAGCCAAGGAGGCCAAGCTGTGAGCGATACGCCCATCTCAGACAGCACTCCGCA